TTCCATTAACATCAATAGCATCAGGAAGTATAAATAATAGTAGTTTTGTAGCATTAACAGGTAATCAATCAGTAGGAGGAATAAAAACTTACAATAGTAATGCAATTTTTACACAAACGTTAAGATTAGATAATAGTTTATTAGTTGGAACATCAGGAAATGTAATTTTAACAAATGCAACACTTCAAAAAATAGCATATTTATCAAATGTAACAAGTGATATAAACGCAACTTTTAATAATTATGTTTTAACAACGGCATTAAATACAACTTTGGCGAATTATGTTTTATCATCGGCATTAACTACGACATTAAATAATTATGTTTTATCATCGGCATTAACAACGACATTAAATAATTATGTATTGACAACGGCATTAAATACAACATTAAATAGTTATGTATTATCAACAGCATTAACTACGACATTAAATAATTATGTATTAACAACAGCATTAAATACGAAATTGAATGATTATGTATTAATAACATCTATGAGTAATTATATAACATCATCAAATTTAAGTGAATATGCTTTATTATCATTAGTTCAATATATATCATCGACATCACTAAATACAACTATTTTACATACTACTAATGTAACAGATTTATTAATTTCAGCAACTATAAACGGATTTTCAAAAGGTGATTTTAATAATGTCATTACTCAGTGTTCGAGTTTAACTTCAAATTGTCAAACCCAAATAAATGACGCTATTAATAAAGCAAGTTCAGCACAGAATAAAGCAGATACGGCAAAAACTAACGCAGACAATGCACAGAATACAGCAAATTCAGCATTAGCATTAGCAGGTGTAGCAAATGCGGCAGCAGTAGGAGCAGCAGGAATAGCAACAGGGGCAGCATCAGTAGCAGCAGGGGCGGCGTCAGGAGTAACAGCACTCGAAACTCAAGTAGAAGGAATAGAAACAGATGTAACAGCACTTCAATTAAAGACAACTCAAATTTCATATAGTTTAGCAACAGATAGAACAACAATAAGTCAAACCTTAAATAGTCCATTTTTAGAAATCGGTAATTTAACTTCAGGATTTACTCAAACATCAACAGACCAAATAACATTAGCAGGATTACTAAGATGTAATAACAGGGTAGAGATAAATAATACACTTGAACTTATAAATAATAATAACATCATTGTAGAAGGTATTATAAATCAAGACAACGCAACACCTCCAAATAATGGGGTAAATCAATTTTTAGCTCCTACAAATATTTCAGGAAATTTAACATGTAGTGGGACAAATACAAATATAAATTCAACAAATTGTAATATTACAGGAAATACAATAATAAAAAATACTTCAACAACATCATCAGGTACCATACCTCCTTATTTATCTGTTTTATCTACAATAGATAATGCAAACGCTAAAAAATTACAAGGAATATTAATAGGTAGAGAATCTAATAGTCAAGAAAGTAATTGTAATATTGGATATAATTGGGTGACAAATGCAAATCTAAATAATTACGGATATTTAGGATTAAATGTAAATACAATAAATTTAATAGAAAGTTTTAGATGGTTTGATGGTGGTTGTTCTATCCCAGTTGGTAATTTAACTATTTCAGTAGGTAATTTAATTGTTACTGCTGGTAATATCTCCCTACCTACTGGTAATTTATCTTTAACAAATGGTGATATTACTTTAACTAATGGAGAAATAAATTTAACATCTGGAGATTTAAATATAGTTAGTGGTGATGCTACATTAACAAGCGGTGATATAACACTTGGAACAGGTGATATATCAGTTAATAATGGGGATTTAAATATTTTTAATGGTGAATTAAAAACAAATACAATTGCTAAATATTCAGGATCTACATTAGATATAAATTCAAATGGTGTTGGAAGTATTTTAAATTTAAATGGTCCTACAATAAATATAGGATATAATCAAGGATTGGCGGCGGTAAATGTTATAAATATTGGTTCTACTACATCATTTTCAACTATAAATTTAAATGGACTTGTTGTTAGTGCTTTTGGATTTAATATAGGTCAAGTTACGCAATGGTAACTATAAAACGCAAAGCGTTTTTATTACTTAGGGCTTTTAGCCGTAATTAAAAATATATAATATATATATTATATTATAGAATGTCAAATCCACCGAATGATTTTAATACAAATACAACTTTTAACAAATACAAAGGAAGTTATTTTAATGATGATGTTGATGTATCAGGGGGTGATATTATAAATAGAACTGGTAATTTATATTTAGCAGATAATTCAAGTATTTATACATCTACAAATCAAATACAATTTGATGATACATATTCATTTACAAACTTTTTGAATAGTGTAAATATATTTGGACAGTTGAAATTAACATATAATTCAATAGAATATGATGTTGGATTACAATGTGAAAAAACTGATAATTTAATTGATGATGTAGCAACTTTATCACCAATCGCAAGTGATACTGCTTTTAAATGTACTAATTTTTATTACGACCAAGCATCAAATAGTACAGTATGGAGCGGTTTATTAACATGTCCTCCTGCATCAATAACATCTTCAGCAATAGCAAACACCACACGTTTTATAGAGGGAACAGGAAATCAAACTGTAGGAGGAATTAAGACATTTACGACCGCTCCTGTTATGGATGGTACTTCTATTAATGTAGGGTCTATACCAATTGCAAAAGTGAGCGGGACGGCAGTAAATCTATCTACAGCACAGTCAATAACTGGAACTAAAACCTATACAGTCGTTCAAAATTTCAGTAATAATATACGATTAGATGGTTCTTTATTATTATCATTAGGGACAATAACTATAACAAATGCTACACTTCAAAAACTACAATATATTTCAACAATATCAAGTGATATACAAACACAATTAAATACAACAAATAGTAATGTCACAACTTTAACAAATAATTCTGTTTCATTATCTGCATTAAACACGTTTAGTGGGGCTACGAATACATTTACAAATAATATTAGATTAGATAGTTCATTATTATTAAATGCAGGAGCATTAACCATTACAAATGCAAACTTACAAAAATTACAATATATTTCAACTATCAGTTCAGATATACAGACACAAGTGACAAATTTATCAACATCATCAGTGAGTTTATCCGCATTAAATAGTTTTAGTGGTGCAACAAATACATTTACAAATAATATTAGATTAGATGGTTCATTGATAGTAAATAATAATGCAACGACATTAACAAACGCAACATTAAATAAAATACAATATTTAACAGATGTAACAAGTAATGTAAATACATCAATATCAAATTTAAATACAAAAACAACAAAAATGAGTTATATGTCTGTTGGAGGAATAAATACAACAACAATTACCGATGGTTTAATATCTCAAACGTTTAGTTTTACAAATAGTATTAATAATATAAGCACAACAACATTCGGTTATTTAAGTGGGGTGACATCTTCAATACAAGCTCAAATAAATAATTTTAGTGGTGTTAGTTTATCTGCAAATAATTCTTTTACAGGTTCAAATACATTTGCAAATATCACTTTTAGTGGAACTTTAAATAGTATTTCAAATTCTACATTTGCTTTTTTATCAGGAGCAACGGAAAATTTACAAACAGCCATTAACGCTTTAAAAACTAAAACAGATACAACTAATATAAATTTAGCAACAACTACCACGTCCGCAAATGAAGCAAAGCAAAGAACGACGGATATAGAATTTTCAGATATTGGTGGAAATCAAACAACAATAAGTAATAAATGCGTTTTAGGTGAAGTTCAATTTAATACTGATTTAAACGATATCACGCCTACAACTTTTGGATATTTGCAGGGTGTAAGTTCTCCAATACAAACACAGATTGATTCTAAAACCAGAATCCCAACTGGAACAATTATAATGAGCGTCGGCGATTCATTACAAAATTCTCAGCCTTTAATATGGTTAAAATGCAACGGACAAGCAGTTTCAAGAACTACTTATTTAGATTTGTATCAATATATTCTTTCAAGATATGGGGATGGTGATGGTTCAACGACTTTTAACGTTCCAAATTTTCAAGCTTGTTTTTTACGCGGTGGTATGTATTTTCCTGAAACTGAAAGAGTGGTAAATGGTGTGACTTACACACCAAATGGGCCATTAACAATTCAACAAGATAGCCTTGAAGCACATGTGCATTCATCTAATTTGAGCGGTAATTATTTGCGAAGTGGTACAACATCTAATACGAGTGATGCTTTTTTGATTGGACCAGCAAGACCAAACAGGAGCGATTTTCCAGCATTTGGAGGAGGAGTTAGTTCAAGTCATAGAACATCACCAGAGACGAGACCACTTAATCATTCAATTTTCTATTATATCAAAACTTAAAATCTATACTATATATTAAAATATAAGTGCGTTTATTTTTTATCTAATTATAATTTATATATAGAATGACCGAGTTAGTCCCGTTTAAAAATACTTTGGCGGCTCACATCAAGCAAAACCAGATTATTGATGATGTATGTAAAATAATTGCAGAGATACCAGATTTAAATAAAATGCGGTTAGATCCTGAATTAACCGTTTATGTCTGTAATATAATAGAAAATTTAATTGATAAAAAAGATAAAAAAGAAATAAGTAAAATAAATCTTGCATCAATGATTTTAACAAAAGCGTGCAACCTTGAAGAAAATGAATTGGATGCTGTTATTAAACAAATAAAATTTTTAGATAATAATGGAAGAATAAAAAAAGCGTCAGCAGTTAAAAAAATAAGTAAAAGCGCCTGGGAGTGGTTTAAACGCAAGGTGCTTTGACTTCCTATAAACTATTTTAGTATTTATATATCACCTGTTCCAAATATGCCATCAACTCAATTGTTAATGCTTATCGTTTCAAAACTTGGTTTTAGTA